AACTTCCAAGATAGCAAGGCCATGAGCGAAGAGCTGGCCAGCCGCGTTGGTCTGGCAACCACGATGCGCGACTCGTATTTCGCTAACAGGGAAATGAAGCTGCTCACGAACAACGAGGCCGAGGCGCTTGGCACGATGTTTAACGGGCAAGCCGTTTCTGGCCAGAAGCAACTTTTGCAGGTCCTGCGCTCGTCGGTGCAGGATGACAATGCCTTCCACGCAATCCTGCAGCAGATTCGCCCAAACAGCCCGGCTACCGAAGTTGCTGGGCGTTTCATGGTCATGAACGACCCCAAGCGCGTTGGTGGCGCGTGGTGGTGGAGTGACGAACGCCAGTACAAGCCTGCAGACGTTGCCGGCACCATCCTTGAAGGTGAGCGCCTGCTCAACCCCATAAAGGCCGACAAGGCCGACAATGGCAAGGGCGGATTCCCGATGCCAAGCGATACCGAACTGCGTGCTGATTTTTCGGACGCTGTTGGTGCCGCGTTTGGCAGCAACGCTGATGGAGCAAATTCTGCGTATCAGGCCTACAAGGCATACTACGCTGGACGCGCTGCTCGTGACGGAGAATACAGCGGACTAATTTCAAACAAGATTTCAAAAGAAGCGCTGGCTGCCGTGTTGCCCGGCGTGTCGGATGTCAACGGCAAAGGCGAAGTGTTTCGGCCCTACGCAATGGGCGAAGATACTTTTGAAAACACTCTGCAAGAAGGGTACGGAGCGTTCATGCAGCAACAAGGTTTGGCCGGAACCCAGATTGATAATTTTAACGCATGGAAAGTAATGGCACTTCCAAATAATCGCTATGCATTTCTTGCTGGTGATTTCTTGCGATACGTGTCTGGCCCCAACAAGGGGCAGGCTTACATCGTTGATATGAGCGTAGCTCCCTCGTCTGCCGGCCGCATCAACCGTGCGCCTGCTGTTGCTCCAGCTGCGCCAGCCGCGCCATCTACTGTGAGGGTGGCTAAGTGAGTTCGCTCTATGGCATGTCGGCAGAAGCCGAAGACGAATTGCTTAATCAGCCGCGGGGTGAACTAGACCTCAATCAATTTAAGCCAAACTGGTACGGCGGATTAGCGACTGCTCCGTTCACTGGTGTTGGTGCGATTGTAAGCGACATAACCCTTCCTATTGGTGATGCTTATGCATCAACGGTGGTGCGTCCGTTTTATCAAACGGTAGATGCCGTGCTTGGCACAGAGTACGCAGGGCCGGTTACGCAGAACACGCGCCGCATGGCGTTGGAATTCAGCAAGCTTACTTCGCCTGACCCAACTACTTCAGGTGCTCTGGCGCAGGTCATTCATTCGCTGGTAAACGTAGTTCCAGAAGTAATGCTTGGCGGCCCTGCAGTGGCTGCGTCTTTGCAGGGCTACAAGGCTACGCGCATGAGCGCAGACCAAGGCTTGAGCGAACCTGTTGCGCTGGGCCTTGGCGCAATCACCGGAGCCACTACGTGGGCCGGCATGAAAATTCCAAACGTGCTGGCTCCCAAGCTAAGCACAAGCGTTAACGCGGCGCTGTCAGCGTCCGCAAACGCGGGCGTTGGAGTTGTTCAGCGTGGAACAATTGGCGAGTATTTGCGGGCCACCGGCTATCCCGAGATGGCCGAACAGTACAAGGCCATGGACACCACGTCCGTTGTAACGGACCTCATTCTTGGTGCGGCCTTTGGCGGCTATGAGTCTTACCAGAACCACAAGGTACAGGCGCAACGTCAGGCCCTTATCGACGCGGCCATGACGGCCATGCATGACCGCCACCGCACGCTTGAGACCGCGCCGGGCATCCCGCTTGACCCGGCAACCCGGCAGGTTCACGCGGACTACATGGCACGCCTGATGGAGGCCGAGCTTAACGGCGAAGAGCCGCCGCCGGTTCCGCCCGAGCTAGTGGGCGACGGGTTCCTCGCTGACCCCGACATCACCGCCGCTCGCGACGAGATTGGCGTAGCCGTGCGCCGGCACCTTGGAGAACTTGGCGAGATTGAAACCGAGCTTGCTGCTCGCGGCTTGCCGACTGACCCTGAGCTTTACAGCGTCACGCCCAACAACCGTTCCGTGCTGGACCGCGACCCCATCATGCAGGACGCCGCCCAGCGGCTGAAGGCCGGCGAGATTACCGGCTCTGAGTACCGTCGCATTGCCGACGAGCGCAAACCGGTGCTGCCGTATGAGAAGGTGCCAGAGCCTGCAACTACCGCAGACCTGCAGCGCGGCCTGACAATTGACAAGCAGCCGCGTATTAACGTGCCAGATACCCTAGAAGAGGGACATCCGGTTGGGTTGCGGCTAGACATTCCGGCCTACACAAATCACGGAGTGTGGGTTGTCTCGGTCCATGAAAAGCAGTCTGGCTGGAATGCGGGTCCGTCAATTGGCTACACGCCGGCTGCTGCCGCCACGAATGTAACGCTTGGGGTTCGAGACACCGGAGCCATGCATACGGCGACTGGCGGACAGAAGGCACCCTTTGCCGTGATGAAGGGTAGCTGGAAACCCATAACGCCGGCACAGGCCAAGGCCCTTGCTAAGCGTGCGCTGAAAGACCCGGCATGGCGACAGATTGGCATGGACCCCACGCGGCGTGCGTTCTTCTATGACCGCAAGACCATGCAGCCTATCGTGGCCGCCGACGAAGTAGTGCAAATTGGCCCGCTCGTGCTTGGCAAGAACGTGACCTACGGCAAGGCTGATGACCATGTTTTTAGCATCGTGGGCGAGCCGGCTGCCCGCATCGCTGCCCGCGTTGCAGAACGCCCGCCTGTTCGTTTTACTGACCGCGTGCGTGGTTTGCTGGACCGCTGGAAAGAAGATGGCGACACCCGCAAGTTGCTCGACGAGCTTGTGCGCCTTGACGCAGACCTAGAAACCCGCGTTGCAAGCAACGAGGCCAAGCGCAACGCTGAACCCGTGCGCGGCGAACTGTGGGTGCGCGAGCGCTTTATGCGTGCTGAGCGCAACGGCGAGATATCGCCTGCTGCTCACAACCTTGTGAAGTGGTTGCTTAACAAAAACCCGGCGCTGGTAACTGACCTTGCCTTGTCATTCAGAACCAAGGGCGGAGACGCCGGAAGCTACAACCCGGCCAAACGCCTTGCCACCATCTTTAGCACTCGCGCCAATGAGTTGACCGCGGTGCACGAGGTGCTGCACCACATTGAGCGCATGCTTCCGGAAAAGGTGCGCGGCGCTATCCGTCAAGCGTGGCTCAAGGACTTGCAGTCTCAATACGACCTTGCAAGCGAGGCCGGTGACGCCCTTAAGGTCAATGCAATTGATGACGCGCTTCGCGCTGCTGCTGGTGACCGCCAAGCATTTGACCGGGTTGCCAATCAGATTCGCAAGGGCGAACTGCCTGCCGACTTCTACCAGAACATGAACCCTAGCGAGTACTGGGCCGAGAACGCTAGCCGCCTTGTGCAGCAACGTGCCGGCCGTGACGGCTGGGTGGCTGAGCTTAAGCAGTGGATGACCGAGTTCCTGCAGAAGGTGCAGGAGTTCTTTGGCGTCAGCAACAAGGCCGCTATCATTCGTGGTCTTAAAGCTGCTATTGAATCTGACGGCGCTATTCGTGGCCGCATGTTGTCTGCGCTTGGCGATGACTTCAAGCAAAACGCCATGCCGTTTGACGGAAAGGAAGTTGCTCGGACTCCGCTGGCTGATGGCACTACGCGCATCATAGTTGATGGCGTTGAGCGTTCTGCGCTAAACAGCGATGGCCGACCAATTCATTGGAGCGAGGAAGGCACCCGCAACTTCTGGCGCTGGTTTGGCAACAGCAAGGTGGTGGACGCCGAAGGTCGCCCGCGTGTCATGTACCACGGCAGCGACGCCAAAGACTTTGCGTCATTTAACAAGGGCTCGTACTTTTCGTCTTCGGCTGAAGAAGCCGGCGCTTATGCATTCCCGTATGATTTTATGCGGCGCGAAAAAGGCCTAAAAAAGTACACGCTTGTAGAAGGACCGGCCTCGCTTATTGGCACCAAGGTTCAGTACGCTGGTATTCTTGATGACGCCATAGAATACTTCAAACCAAAAAACGGTGACGTTGTAGCAACCGACAACGGCGTCTACCGCAAGAACGGAAAGAACTGGGACGCTTTTACAAACATTGACGTTGAATACGGCAGTGGAGATTTCAGCAACGGCGAAACCTTTATTACGCTAAAAGCCGGAGACGGAGCTGCTGCAAAAGAACACGTTGATTACTATGTTAACTTTGTCACCAAGAAATACACCGGCGGAGTTGGTGGCCGCGTTGTTGCTGCGTATTTAAAGCTGGACAACCCCGCAGAGGTAGAGCCGTTTAAAGCAAACCTTCTTGGCTTTCGTCTAGGCGCAACTGAAGAAAGTGTAAAGGCTGAAATACAAAAGCAAAAAGACAAGGGCTATGACGGCATTGTCACGCAAAGCGACGAGGCCACCGCCATCTTTGAAGTTGCCGAAGACCTTGGTGGCATTCCTGACCAATACGTTATTTTTGATGGCAAGCAGGCAAAGTCAGCCGTTGGCAACCGCGGCTCGTTTGATGCAGCCAATCCTGACATGTTGCTGCAGCCGGCATGGCACGGCAGCCCGCATCGCTTCCAACGCTTTAGCTTGGACTTCATGGGCACCGGCGAAGGCGAGCAGGCGTTTGGTTGGGGCTTGTACTTTGCAGAAAAGCGAGCAACTGGCGAGTACTATCGTGAAACGCTTGGAGGAAAGGGCCTTTTATTTGACGGCCAAGAATACGACCCTGCTAACGCATCGCATATTGCGGCAAACCAGATGCGTACTTTTAAAAACAGCCGCAGAAATGCGGTTCGTTATCTTGAAAAAATCATTGACATAGCAAGAACTCAAGAACGAAAAAACATCTATCAACAAGCTATTGACATCATAGAAAGTGCCGATACGTTTGTTAAAATTACAGAACAACAAGGCCAGCTTTACGGCGTTGACATTCCTGACAATGCTGTAAACCGCATGCTGTTGTGGGACAAGCTGTTTGATGAGCAGCCCGAGGGCGTGCGCTTAGCCTTGGAAGGAATAATTGAAGAGGTTCGTGGCGCTGACGTTTACGGCATGCCGTTTGCAAACCCAAAGGCCGGCATTGGCCGGTACTTTTACGCGGCTCTTCAATCTAAGCTTGGAAGTCACAAGGCAGCATCTCAATACCTTGCTGAGATTGGCATTCCCGGCAACAAATATCTTGACGGTTTTTCTCGCGCAGAAGGCGAAGGCACGTATAATTACGTGCTCTGGGACGAAGCCGTCATCAACGAGATGAACGACACCGTCGAAACGCACTACAGCGTTGTGCCAGATAAGGAGAGTGGAAGTGACTTACGACCCGAACGCTCCGGAGACGGAGGAAGACAGTATTCGAGCCGAGGCCTTGCGCCGCTTGATGGTGCGCCGCAGGTTCGGGGGGCAACCGGTCCAATCCCCAAGCTCGTCTCCGTCGCAGAACGATTTGCCGCAGCAAACCGAATCCTACTCCGCCGACAAGCCGAGTATGTAATTGTAGACGAAGCGTTTGCTCGTCGGCTTGCTAAAGCATACGAAGACATGCCGCACGCGCCGAATGACCCGGTAGTGCGCGAAGCTTACGAAAACCTTGCGCGTCAGACCACGGCGCAGTATCGCGCTCTTGAAGAGGCCGGCTATAAGTTCTGGTTCTTTGACGAGACCAACGACCCGTATGGCGGCAACCCCATGAATGCCATGCGGGACTTGCGTCAAAACGAAAGAATGGCGGTGTTCTCCACCAAGGCCGGCTTTGGTACAGGCAATGAATTTGACCCAACCGGAAATCCCTTGCTTGCCGAAACCGGCATCATGTGGCCAAACGGCAGCCCTGATGGCCCGCTTGTTCCGGTGCTTGCCAACGACTTGTTCCGCGCCGTGCATGATGCCTTTGGCCACGGGCTTGAGGGCGCAGGCTTCCGTGCGCAGGGCGAAGAGAATGCATGGCAGGCTCACGCTCGCCTGTTTACTGGCAGCGCCGTGGGTGCCATCACCTCAGAGACTCGCGGCCAAAATAGCTGGCTGAACTACGGGCCTTATGGCGAAGCAAACCGCGCCGCTAAAATTGAAGACACCGTATTTGGCGACCAGAAAACCGGCCTGATGCCAGAGTGGACGTGGACGGAGAACGTGGCCGGCGACATGACGCCAGAGCCTGAGCTGCTATCTGTCCTGCCAGAGCCGCCGCAGACCGCGGTAAGCCGGTTGCTGCGTCGTTCCGCAGAAAGCGAGAACCGCACGGGCATCGTAATTGGCGGCAGGCCGGGCGAGTTTGGCTGGTCATTCACGAATCGCGATGCGGTTCCGTCTCCCATCCAACACCCGGTGGTTCGTGGCCCGCGTTTAGAAAAGATTGCGCCGCTGGTTCACGGCATCTTGTCTTCGCAGGGTTTAAAAAAGCTAGCAAAAGACTTGTTTGGTATCAGTGACCTGACTGTTCGCCAGATTGAAGGCACGTGGAAAGGGGCCGCGGAGCCGTCCTACGTGCTTCATTCGAAAACCATGACTGACGCGCAGGCCAACAAGCTTGGCCGCCTGCTGGGCTTTGCTTTTTCTCAAGACTCGGTAATTGTCACCAAGCACTCGCCTGACCTTGCCGAAGGTCGCTCGACCCTGTACCTCGGCACTGGAAAAAAGCTGACCTCTGAGCAGGTCAATGTCATAATGAAAGCCGCTCGAGAGCGCAAACTTGACCTGTCCACGTCGGCAGATGGCACCGCCGTAAAGTTTATGCATTTTGGCGAAGAAGCCGACCTTGCCGAATTCATGGACAAGGTTGGGGAAATTGCAGAGGTTGCCGGGACTAAGCCCCCGGTGCACGTAAGAACGCAAGGAGACCAGCACAATGCCGCGCAATATCTCGATGGAGAAAGCGGAGCAGATGGCACGGGACAGGGGCTTCTCGGTAGCGAGCAAGACCGACCCACTGTACTCGGAAGGATATTCGATAACCTTGTCATCCCGTACGCCAAGGCAGTCGGCGCAGAAGGATATCGTCTCTCTCCCCAGCTTTTCGGAAAGCGATTTGGACTCAGCAAAGCCGAAACTCAACTTCTTGCAGAACGACTGATACCGCAAGACGGAGCGTCTCGCTCTACTGTTGACCTGATGTCCGGCAAAGAAAAGCTGGAGGTCCTGAACACTGGGCAAAAAGGCAAGCCCAACATCACCGACGTTATGTGGGCCCTGCAGAATCGCGCTGCTAAGTTTGGCTTGATTATGCCGGGCGATTATTCGCCCAAGGCCATGAAGGCTATCGGCAGCGCTATCGTTGATGAAGTTGCGTACCACGTAAAGAACTCGCTGAAGTCAGCCATTGGCTGGTATGACGCTGCTCTGAAAAACGCAAAGACTGAGTACGACAAAATTCTCCCTGAGATTCAGCGTGACCCCAACAAGGGCATGTTGTTTGATGCGCTGCTTGGCATCACCTCTCAGGGCAATAACGTATTTGACAATTCCATCTTTGCGGTTCGCATTTTTGAATTGGTAAGGGACGGCGCGTACACCATCAGCGAGGCCGTCAAGATTCTGGCCAGCACGTTTGGCGACAAGACCGGGCAGATTGAAGCTAACGTCTTGAAGCTGGAGCACTTGCTCAACGTCAACGGCTATGACCGCATGCGCTCGCTGTTCAATACCACAATGACGGTAAGCGAATGGAACGCTAAGCTTCGTCGCGACCCAACTTTGTTTGGGCTTGATGGCAAAGCATTGAAGGTTAAAGGACAAGCCCAGCAGAAGGTAACTGGGTGGATGGTGTTTGGCCCGAAGATTGGCTCGTTCATCAACAACCTGCACGGCGACTACTCCACCTTGACGGCGGACCTTTGGTTCAGCCGCACATGGAATCGCCTGTTAGGCTTTATGTTTACGCACGAGCCCATGCTTGAGGCCAAACAGTATCAGGAGTTTAAGGACGCAATGCAGGCGGAGTACTACCGCAGCACTGATGCCAAGACTCAGAACGGCAAGCCCGTGATGAAGAAAGGCAAGCCGGAACCGTGGCTAAATGGCGAAGACATTACGCACCTGACGCCTGAAGAATTCAGCGCGTTGCTCAACGAGCCAGAGCAATTGCTTGAGCTTGCTCGTCAACTTGAATCCACGTATCGCAATACCGGATACAAGCAAAAGACGGACTTGCGCCGGCGCGCCAAGAACTGGATTGAAAGCCGCGAGAACGTGCAGGAACTTCCTCGCACTGGACGCGAGCGTGCATTCCAGCAAAAGACCGTAGAGTGGGCTCAGAAACAATTGCGCAAGATGGGCCTTGATATCACGGTGGCTGACATTCAAGCCGCACTGTGGTTCCACGAAAAAGAACTGTTTGACAAGATGGGCGTGGCAAGCAAGAAGGCCAAGCCGGCTGACTACGCTGACGCTGCTCGCGAGACTGTCAAGAAGTACATTCGGGGCGAACTGTTCTGGGTGGAAAGCAAGAAGCAATTTATCGGCGGTCTTGACGGCAAGTACCTTGGCACTCGCGTGCCAGACGAGAATGGTCGCCTTGTGGTTGCCGGCAAAATGATTGAAGCTGCCGATGCTGAAGTGAAGACTGCAGAGCAGGAATCACCTAAGTTTGAAGAAGCCGTCAAATGCGAATTAAGGGGTTGACATGAGGCAGCTTTGCATACAGGCCGTAGAAGGCGTTCTCAACCGGCCCATTTCTGTAGCCGAAGCACAGAACATTGAGGCCACCATCATTCGCAACATGCGTGCCCTGAACCGCAGGGACACAACCGCATGGAACGCAATGACGCGAGACCAGCGTTTGATGGCCGCAGCGCAGGAGGCAGCGCGGGAACTTAGAGAAGCCGCATACCAGAAGCGCCGCGTTGCATCGCTAGCCATCGAAGCCCATGACCGCAACATCAACTTTATCAACACCGCCCGCGGCCAAGGACTGGAAGGGCTGGACGCCGTAGAGCGGCTGGTTGCCTTTAAGCCTGACGGCCGGTCCGACGTGTTGTCTCTTGAGACAGAGTCTCGCGCCGTTCGCGCCAACGCCATTCGCCAGTTGGTGGACACGTTCACTGCCGTGTCGCCCAAGTTCTTTGGCCTGTTCGAGAACAAAGAGGGCGTGACTAAGCTGACCAAAGCGCTGTTTGGCCAACCCTCTGGCGACGCTCGCATTGACGCCGGCGCACGTGCGTGGCTCGATACGGCAGAGATGTTGCGCAAGCAGTTCAACGAGCTTGGCGGCAAGATTCGCGAGCTGGAAGACTGGGCTATTCCGCAGCACCATTCGCAAGCCAAGGTATCCAACGCTGCAAAAAGCTCGGACCCCATGGCAAACCGCGACAAGTGGGTGCAGGACACGCTGCCCTTGCTGGACCGCAACAGGTACTACACGCCTGAAGGCGGGCCAATGAGCACCGCGGAGATGACCGACTTCCTGAACCATGCGTGGGAAACGCTGGCTACTGGCGGCATCAACAAGCTAAAGCCGGGAGGCCCGAAGGGCACCGGCATGTTGGCCAATCGCAACAGCGAAGCTCGCAGCATTCACTTCAGGGACGCTGACGCTTACCTCGAGTACCAGCAGCTCTACGGTGAGCGGGACTTGTGGAGCATCATGAGCGGGCACGTGGACAATTTGTCAAAGCAGATTGCTCAGCTCAAGGTGTTTGGCCCCAACGCTGACGCGGGGTTGACTGCCCTGCTGGACGGCGAACTGCAGCGGGCAGCCATGAGAGACCCTGTTTCTACGCCGGCTCTTGAGGCTCGCGCCAAGCGCGTCATGGACCTTTACAACTACTTCACCGGCAACGTGGCTCCGGTGGCCAGCCGCAAGCTGGCAGAGAACTTCGATACGCTGCGCTCGTGGAACGTGGCCAGCCGGCTAGGCAGCTCAGTGGTGACGGCGTTCTTTGCTGACCCGGCTACCATCAACCTTACAGCGCAGGCCAACAACCTCTCGTCGTTTCGCCTATGGCGCAACATGCTTGGCAACCTCAACCCGTTTAACCGAGCTGACCGCAACCTTGCGCACCGCGCCGGCCTTGCGCTAGACGTGATGCTCAACGAGCTGACCCGCTGGGGCAACGACAACCTTGGGGCCGAAGCGTCAACCCGGCGAGCCCGCGTAAGCTCCAAGGTGGCCAGCACTGTGATGCGCATGTCTCTGCTACCGGCGCTCGATAGCGCCAACCGGCGGGCCTTTGGCGCAACCATGATGCACGCGCTGGGCGAGATGGTGAACAAGCACGCCAACCTATCTGCCGTTGACGCCATCGACAACCGCATCCTGCTTTCCAAGGGCATCACTGAAACCGACTTTGCCGTGTGGAAGCTGGCGCAGCTTGAGCATTGGGGCCGCGGCAATCGAGTGCTGACACCGGAGGGTATCGCTCAGATACCAGACGCTGCACTAGACCCGCTGGTGCAGGCCGAGGCGGCGCTGCTTCAGGCAGAGATGCAGCAGAAGATTACCAACGTGCAGAACAATCAGGCCCTGATGCCGCAGCAGATTGCTGACTCGGTGTCTGACCTGACGCGCCTGTACAGCGAGAAGATTGCCGGGCTTGGCCAGAAGATTCGCACCGACGCCATGCACCGCCTGTTAGGCGTGACGCTCGAGGAGAGCGACATGGCCATCATTAACCCGGGCCTGAGTGACCGCTTCATCACCGGCGGCAAGAACGAACGTGGCACGTGGAGCGGAGAACTTGGCCGTTCCATCTGGCAGTTCAAGGGCTTTCCCATGGCCATGATATTTCGGCACATGGGACGTGGCCTGACTCAGCCAACCGCAGGCGGCAGGGCGTACTACATCGCCAAGCTGGTGGTTGGCACGTGGCTAATGGGCATTCTCGCGCAGACGGTGAACGACCTGCTGAACGGCAAGGACGTGCGCAACTACAACCCAATGGAAGAGTACGGCGTGCGCAACAACATTGCCGGCCTACTGAAGGGCGGGGCGCTTGGCTTGTATGGTGACTTCCTGTTTGCCGGCACCACGCAAACCTCGCGCACTGGTCCAATCGCCTCGGCTCTTGGCCCGGTGGCTGGTCTTGCCGAAGAGACTTTCAACCTGACGCAGGGCAACCTTGTGCAAGCCATCAGGGGCGACGAAACAAACTTTGGCGCAGAGGCCACTCGTTGGGTAAAGGGCAACACCCCGGGCGCTTCGCTTTGGTATGCAAAAGCTATACTCGACCATATGATTTTCCAGCAGATGCAGGAGGCTTTGAACCCCGGCTACCTGCGCAAGACGGAGCGCCGGCTCCAGCAAGAGACGGGGCAGGAATACTGGTGGGAACCGGGCACCGGCCCAGAAGGAATGCAGGCACCGCAGCCTGAACGTGCACTCGGAGAAGGCCAATGACCGTATCGTCCACGACCAGCCGAGTAAGCTATGCCGGCAACGGCAGCACCACCGCATTCACGGCATCGTTCCCATTCCTTGCCAACGCAGACCTCGTTGTCATCAGGGTCACCAACGGCGTAGAAACCACGTTGGTTCTGAGCACTGACTACACCGTCACTGGTGCCGGCGGTACTAGCGGCACGGTTACCTGCACGGTGGCCCCGGCCGTTGGCTCCACGCTTGTCATCTACCGCGACCCTGCAATCACGCAGCTTGTGGACTATCAGCCCAACGACCCGTTTCCTGCGAACACGCATGAGACCGCACTAGACCGGCTGACCATGATTTCGCAGCGGCAGAAAGACCTTGTCACGCGGTCCATGCGACTGAGCGACGGCGACGTGAGCGGCGCGTCCACCACGCTACCAACCCCCGATGCCAACAAGGTAATCGGTTGGAACTCCGGTGGCACTGGCCTCACCAACATTGACGCCAACCTGTTTGCTGCTGTTGTTGCGTTTGCCACTGCCAAGGCAGACACGTTCACTGGCAACGGCAGCACCACGGTGTTTACGTTGACCGGCAACCCGGGAGACGTTGCCAACCTTGACGTGTCCGTCAACGGGCTTACTAAAATACCGGTGACGGACTACGTGTGGAATGGCACGACGGTCACGTTCACTGCAGCCCCCGCTGCTGCTGCAGCTATTCTGATTCGCTACATGCAGGGCTTGCCTTCGGTCTACAGTCCGCCAATTTCTGTAACCGTTGCTTCGGGAACCGCTGGCGTCAACGTCACTGACGGCGTTCGCTCAATTGGCTTTACGCCAAATGCCACCAACATTCTGTACAGCACTGCGCCGCTGAACATCAGCATTAGCGGCAGCGCGGCGCTACAGTTCTCTGCTAACCGAAACGTGACTATTCCCGCCCCTGTAACTGGTTTTGCACTTACGGTTAATGCTTTTAGTTCGTCAGCTACAGCATTGTTTGCCGGCAGTACAAGCCAAGCCGGTTACATCACCGTGCAAGACGGAAATACTGGCAATCGTCAGTTCAGTCTTGGCAGTGGCCTTGGTGCAATTGGTCAGTTTGCAATTTACGACAACAACGCAACGGTCAATCGCTTGGCGATTACCAGCGCCGGCGCGTGGACCTTTAACACCAACGCCACGCAGAACTCGTTCACCATCAACGGTGGCGCAGGAACGCTTACGTTTGCGCTTACCTACGCTGCATCGCTGACGATTGACTGCAGCAAGTCCAACGTGTTTGCCATGACGTTTGGCGCTGGCAACGTGACTACGCTCACCGTCAGCAACCCGGTAGACGGGCAGACCATCAACGTGTTCCTGACGCAAGACGGCACTGGCTCGCGCACCGTGACGTGGCCGGCATCGTTCCGGTTCCCGGGCGGCGCTGCTGCTAGCGGCGTGCTTAGCACTGCAGCCAATTCCGTTGACTTGCTGGTGGCAACGTACCGGGCAAGCCCGGGCGCGTGGTACTGCAGCTTGCTGAAGGACCTGAAGGCGTGACATTCGCGGCCCGGCCTCATACAAGAACTTTTGCCACTGTGGTGCGCACGTACAGCACTGGCGCTGGCGCAACCGATACGGTGCCGACTGGCGCAAGCTCGGTCATCATTGAGGCATGGGGCGGCGGCGCGTCAGGCGAAAAAGATTCTATTGGTGGACCGGGCACCGGTGGTGGTGGCGGCTCGTATTGTTCGCGCACCATTGCCTGCATTGGCGGGAACACACTGACCTACACCGTGGCACAGTCTGTTGCCGGCGCAAGTAGCAACGGCCCCGGCACCAACGGCAACCTATCTTCTGTTACCGGCACCGTGTCCGGTGGTTCAGTAACCATGACCGCAAACGGCGGCAGTTCCGGCGGCACCGGCGGGTTCGGTGGTTCTGCAACTGGAGGCACGGTTAACACCAATGGTGCTGACGCGCTCAACGAAGTGGGCGGCGCTGGTGCTGGCCCCGGCGGCGGCTCAGGCGGTGGACTGAACGCTGCCGGCAATCCCCTTGGAGGCGGCGGTGGTGGTGCAACGGCGGGCTCGTCCGGCCAAGGCGCTCGCGGCCAAGTGCAGTTCACTTACAACTGACGGGGCTGGAGATGTCCGATATGCACCGCGACATTGGTCGGCATGATGCGCAGATTGAAGCCTTGCAAGCGCAGGTGGACCGGCTGCACTTGGACATGACTACCGTGTTGTCTGAACTGCGCACAATCAATGCCACGCTGTCTGAAGCCAAAGGTGGCTGGAAGACTTTGCTTGCCGTTGGCGCGATAGCTTCTGGCATGACTGCTTTTGCCATGAAGATTCTAGGCTTTCTGTTTTCCAAGTAAGGAACCCCATGGCACTGCCCATGCTTTTGCTGGCAACTGTTGTTGCCGTCACGGATGGCGATACATTCAAGGGCCGCATCGAAGTGTGGCCGGGTATTGATGTTGTCACTGCGGTTCGCGTGGCTGGTATTGACACGCCTGAACTGAAGGGAAAGTGCGCCTCAGAAAAAGCCACGGCGCTGGCAGCCAAGGCTCGCCTTGCTGAACTGCTATCTGCTGGTCCGGTCACCGTGGAGCAAGTCCAACTGGACAAGTATGCCGGGCGCGTTGACGCCGTGGTTCGCGTGGCCGGCAAGCTCGTGGCCGACACGCTAGTAGCCGAAGGGTTGGCCCGCAAGTACACCGGCGGAACCCGCCAAGGCTGGTGCCCGTGAGCCGCAACCTGCAGGACCTTCACCCCGCTGTGAACCGCATGGCCAACAGCTTTCTGATGTCCGCGGCTGCCGCCGGCATCGACTTGCTGGTGACCTGCACGTGGCGCTCTGGCGCTGAGCAGGCGGCGCTCTACGCTCAGGGCCGGACCGCGCCGGGGCCCATCGTCACCAAGGCCAAGCCCGGCCAGTCCATGCATAACCACTGCGTGCAGGGGCACCCGGCTAGCCTCGCGCTGGACGTGGTCCCGATGCGCAACGGCAAGCCCGTCTGGAAAACGACGGACCCCGTGTGGCAGCAAGTTGGCCAGTTAGGCAAAGCCGCCGGCCTTGCATGGGCTGGCGACTGGAAGACCTTCCGCGAGTACCCGCATTTCCAACACCCTGACGCCAAGCGTCTACAAGGAGCATTGCCATGAGTTTCCTCGAATACATCGTTGCCCGCCTGCAGGAGCCCAGCACGTGGCGCGGGCTGGTGCTAATCGCTACCGCGGTTGGCGCTCACCTGACTGAGTCGCAGGTCTCGACCATCATTGAGGTTGGCCTGCTGCTTGCCGGCTTTCTCGGCGCTGCTCTGCCGGACAAGAAGGCCGAGTGATTCGGGCGGCATTGTGGCTAGCTCTGGCTGCCGGTCTAGTACTCGGTGGCTGGGCACTGCACCGGCAGGCCTATAGAACGGGCTGGGAGGCCGGTAGCGCCTCGATTCGGGCTGAGTGGCACCTCGATAGCCTCCGCCAGCACACGGCCCTTACAGAGGTTCTGGAGCGGCAGCACGCCGCAGCTCAGGAGATTGAACGTGGACTATCTGAAAAGCTGGCGGCTGCCGACACTCGCGGCCGCGACCTTGCTGGCCGGCTGCGCAGCGCACTCGGTTCCGCCGGAACCTGCCCGGTGCCTGCAACCGGCGAGCCCCCCGGCCCGTCTGCTGGAGCCGGCGGAGAGCCCGGCAACCCGACAGAGATTGGAGAAGCTCTTGCCTCCCACTTCATTGCCTGCGAGCGTGACGCCGAAAGGCTAGGTGCACTGCAAATCTACTGGGGAAAAGTGGTGCTACACTAGGAGCGTGCGTTCCGTAGTGTCCCTCTATTCGCCCCGGCCTGCCCGGGGCGTTTTTTTTCCTACCGCGGTCAGCCGACCTGACGGTGAGAGGTTTCCCAAGCGCGTACATCGTCCAGCATGTACAGCACCTTGCAGCCGCGGCCAGCGCCAAGCTTTACGTAGACCGGGCCCTTCTTCTGGACACGCCAGTTGCCCAGCGTCTTAGCGTCCATGCCCCATCGCGCAGCCAGCATTTCTGCCGTCAAAATTTCTGGTTCGTTCACAGTTCAGTCTCCCCGGTGGTGATGTCCTGCGCGGCCTCAGCCCGCAGGGTGTTCTGCCGGCTGATGCCGGCCTGAATGGCGACCTGCCGCTCGGTGTCCACCAGCGCCTTGATGGCGGGGCGCAGCGCAGCAAGGTCCGACTCCATGCTGGCCGCGGCAATGCGGGCCAGAACCGAAGCCAGTTCCTCGCTGGGGCCTTCCTGCTGCGGGGCCTGCTGGACCTGCATGACTTGCGGCTTGGCGTCAAAGTCCGCCACTTCCTCGGGCGTGTAGACGCCAACTGCTACGCCGGGGAACACCGTGCGGATGCCCTCGCTGATGACGCGGGCCCGCAGCATCTGCCGCGGGTACTGACGCCACGTAGCGTTCTTGGTTAGGCCGGCACGCTCGGCCATCTTGTAGGTCCACTCGATTTCCACCGAGCCGCCCTGCGGGTGAGACACGACGGCGCTCACGGCTTCGTCGGTGTACTTGCGCCACTCCACCTTGCCGCCGTTCGACTGAAAGCGGGCCAGCATGGCGTCCGCCTTCAGGGCCGGGCGGCCGTTGATGATGTGGTAATCGCGAGCAGCGATTGCCGGGTGCAGACCTTCGGCCTGAGCAATGAGCATCAAGGCCATCGCTTGGTCTTGGGTCTTGATGCCAAACAAGCCCGAGCGGGCAACCGCGGCGGCCATGGTCTGGATAGCTTCAACGGGGACAAGAGCGTTCATTGTGCGTTTTCCTGTAGGTTCTTTAGAGTAATTACCATTGCATCGACTTCGACAAGAAACTGGCGGACCTCGGCATCCAGCCGGCTGATGTAATCGGCGTCACGCGGTACGCGCTGGATGTACAGCTCGAGCCCTGCCGGCATGCGCGGGTCGAACGACACAAAGTCGCACCAGTCATAGCCGGTTACCCAGAGCTGGCCCTGTATCTGAGCCATGTGCATGGGGTCCATGCCGTTGGTCAGAGTGTACACGTGTGTGCTGCTGTTGGGGGCCTTAATTTCGATGAGGCCCTCAAGTTCAACCACGCCATCTGGCGATACGCCTACCATTAGCTCGGGGTGCTTTACAAAGCCGACCTCGTCAACGTGCCGGCCAGTGCGTGCCACGTAGGCTTCGCGAGCAAAGGGCTCCTGCTCGGTGCCCCACTGCATAGCAGCGTTGACGTAGTTCTGGGTCGGCATGCCGGTGATGCGCTCGCAGGCAACCTCGATGAGGTAGTCCTGCCGGGCCTGCGACGGAGCGCCGTTCTTCAGCTTGGCCAGCACTGCCTTGAAGCGGCTAGCGGTGACGTGGCCAACGCGCTGCATCAGCCAAGCGTGGGTGCGTTGTTCGATGATTTCCATGTGCGTGCCTTTAGCGGTTGTCGTTGATGCGTGACGTGGTAATGCGATACCAGCGTTCGTGCTTGCGGGTGGCCATGAGCTGCGGCTTAGGCAGCCCCTTGCCGAGGTTTTCAAAGTGCGAGGCAATGATGGCCAGCACAATGATGAGGGCCAGAAAGATGCCGGCAAACATGATTGCCAGCACTTCGAGGTCATCGTAGGTCTGCATTAGAAGCCCCTCTTGCGGTTGACCGCGCTAACCACGAGGTCCTTAATGCGGGCCTCGGACGTGAGCCGCACCTCGTTCATGATGGCCATGCCGAGCCGAAGCGCGGCGCAGTGCGCATCGACGAACGTATCGTCATCGCGCAGGCCTTCGACGAGGTTGCTGAAAGCATCGTCAAGCACCGCGTTGTCGGTGGCCTCGACTACGTCGTACATGGAGCCCAGCTTCAGCCGGGCGTAGTCGGCAATCAGGTGGCCGTGGACCCGCACCTGCTTGGCTTCGACCTTGCCTACGGCCGGCAAGGTGTCGAGGCTGTTCAGGATGGTGTTGGCAATCAACTGGTCAATGCTGTTGGAATTCATGGCGTTTTCCTTTTCGTTGTGTCAGGCAGCGGCCGCAGCGGCGGCGCGGTTCAGGATGGTCTTGAGCGTCTCGTGCTTGCCCTCGGCCAGCAGGATGGTGGCGTTGACCAGCGCCTGAGCACCGGAGCCGCCGTTCCAGCTGTGCCACATGGACAGGTTGACCGAGGCCTCTTCCTTCATGGCCTCAAGCGCCGCGACCATGAGCGCCTGCGGGTCGGCGTTCAGCTTGGCAACCATTTCGACGGCGGCGTCGTTGGTGATTTCGTAGGCCAGCAGCAAGTTGCCAAACCAGACCGAGACCTTGGTCCGGTTGCGCGGCAGCGTGCAGTTGCGAATTTCAAAGTTCATTCCGTTCTCCGTTCGTTTCAAGTGTTGCTATCTTAACAACACCCCTTGCCCGTTGCAAGGGGTGACTGAAAGTTTATTGCAGTGCTCAGTAGCCGCTGGGTGCCGGCCAGCTACGCACCAGCTCCGCGCTGTGGCGGCGGGCCGCGTCACGCAACTGGTCCGCAAGCCGCTTAGCGGTGCGCAGGTAGCCCTTGTAGTCGAGCTGAAACGTGCCCGAGCAGATGGCGTAGTACATCTCGGCCGCCTCGCTATCGTCGAGCAGCGTGATGGTGGCGGAGGTCTGCCGGCGCTTGCCGCGCATGATGATGTCGCAGGCGTGCGCATCGCTCCAGCGGCCCAGCACACTGATAGCGCCGGCGTTCATGTCGTTTTGCTGGTCCTCGTAGCTGCCGTACTCCGAGCAGTACAGCTCGGTAGCGGCGGCGTTGGACAAGCGGATGGTGATGGTGTTCATGGTGGTCTCCGTTCGAGTTAGCTCAGGCCTTGGAAGCGGCACTGAGGTCAAGGTAGATGTCGTAGAGTCGGTCGCGTTCGGCACGGGCGTCGGCTTCTGCGTCGGCGTAAGCGTCACCAACGCCGCGAGCAGCAGCGTAAGCATCATCGTTGGCAGCGTAATAAATTGAGTCGGCGAAGGCGTAAGCGGCCTTAGCGGCGGCGCGGTTAGCGTGGTAAATCGCGGTGGCCTTGCTTAGTGCAATCGAGGCGGCAAGGCGGGGGTCGGGCTGGTTCATGTTGGTCTCCGTTCGTGCCGGGTGCCAATCACCCGACTGAAAGCAAGTGTACACGAGTGATTTGCAGTGTGCAATAGGGTGATGGAATTATTTTGTGGTTATGCCTTGAGGGCGTACTTGCCCGTGCCGCCGCAGCCAAAGCAGACGTAAAGGCGACCCGTCTCTTCTTCCTCGCCGTGGTCGCCGTGTCCACCGCAAGACGGGCAGATGTTGGCGTGGGCGTAGTAGGCCTCGACGGATTCAACGTGGAGGAGGTCGGTGTACTCGACCCAGTTCTCGATGTTGTTTTTTGCCATGTTCGTCGCTCCGTTTTCTGGCAGCACCGTGCTGCCTTGGAACGAAGAGTACAGGAGTGATTCAGAATGGTCAATAGGGTGATGCAATTATTTTTCTGATACGCGGTTTGCAAGCCCGGTGCAGTTTGGGCAACATGCTGGGCATGAGCATCAAACCTGCAATTTCACCGGCCCAGATTGTGGTCACCGCGTTCGGTGGCGTGCGAGCCGCGGCCCGCGTTCTGTGCGTGGACCCGTCCTGCGTTTCGCGCTGGCAGTCCAGCGGGCTGGTGCCTACCAGCCGGCAGCGCCGCATCCTAGAACTGGCGTGGCAGATGGGCATCGACATCACTGCCAACGACCTCGTGTTCGGGCGCAACGCATGAACGACGAGCCCGTGCCGTGGCCACCGAGCCTCAACCACTACTGGCGTCACGTCACCAGTGGGCCGCTTAAAGGTCGCACGCTTATCAGCGTTGAAGGCAAGAGCTACCGCCGGCAAATCATGGCCATGGCATTGCAGTACCGCTGGCAGCGGTTTGAAGGCGTGCGGCTGGTGGTAACCATGAAGTGCTCTGCACCAGACAATCGCCGGCGCGACCTCGACAACATGCCCAAGTCCTTGCTGGACGCGCTGGTTCACGCCAAGGTTCTCGAAGACGATTCCATCATTGACGAGCTGCATATCATCCGGCTGCCAAGCAGGGCGCTGGGTGCTGTTTTTTTGACCATCACAACGAGGTGACACATGGGATACGACAACACCAACAGCGGCCTGCTGGCCCGCAACGAGCGCAAGCAAAGCGACACGCACCCCGATTTCACGGGCACCATCAACGTGGACGGCGTGGACTACTGGCTTTCTGCTTGGGTGAAGGAAGGCAAGGACGGCGGCAAGTTGGCCGGCAAGAAGTTCTTCAGCTTGTCGGTGAAAGCAAAGGAAGGCCAGCAGCCGAAGGCTAAGCCCGAGCCCGAGCAGCAGGTAGCGTTCGACGATGAAATCCCGTTCTGATGTTGCATTGCTAGCAACACTCGCGTAGCATTGCTTTGCGTGGCTAGGGTAGCTCCCGAAAAGCGGTTTTCCGTTCCCGCCTGCCACGCGCTTTCTGAACGGCTGCACTAGGACGGACTGCATGAAAATTACCCCGAAGAACTGGGCCCGGTTCCAGCACTACAACGCCCGCCGGCCGCCGTGGATTAAGCTCCACCGCGGGCTGCTGGATGACTACGCTTTTCACACGTTGCCCCTTGCTAGCAAAGCGCTAGCACCACTGCTCTGGCTGCTAGCCAGTGAGCAGCAGGACGGTATCATTGAGGCTGAGCCGGCTGCTCTGGCCTTCCGCCTGCGCATCAGCGAGAAGGACCTCACTGCTGGACTCAAGCCCTTGATTGATAACGGGTTTTTTGAGTCTGCTAGCACGATGCTAGCAAGCTGCACGCAAAATGGGGTCTCAGAGACAGAGACAGAGACAGAGGGAGAGACAGAGAAAGACATTGGAGGTGCACGCAAGCGTGCCCAACAAATGCCCAAGGGCTGGACCCCGAACGCTCAGCATGCGCAGCTTGCAGCCACGCTCGGCGTGAACCTCGAGCAGCAGGTCGCCCAGTTCACTGACCACCACACGGCCAAGGGCAGCAAGTTCCTCGACTGGGACGCCGCACTGCGCACGTGGCTGCGCAACTCCCAGCGCTTCAGCGCCGGCAAGCAGCGCAACCCGGCACTGGCCCCGAACCGCAGCTTTGCGAACGTCAACTACCGCACTGGGGGAAACGACAATGACGCCATCTAACACCGGCACCAGCCTGCAGGTAACCGAGGCCAACTGCCCTATGCACGGCGACTACACTCGCCGCGTGGTCATGGTTCTGAACAAGGCAGTGGCCATTGCCGGCTGCCCTGCCTGCCAGTGGGAGCGCAAGGCCGCCCAGCAGGCCCGTGACGAGGCCGAGAGCGAGGGCCGGCGCGAGGCTGCTGCCCGCGTGGCCGCCAGCCGCTCGGCTATCCCTGAGCGCTTCAGCGAGGCAACCCTTGCCGGCTACGCCGTTACGGTGCCCGAGCAACAGACCGCGGTGGACCGCTGCCGCTGGTATCTGGACACGTGGGCGGAGCGCAAGAGGCTTGGCACCAGCATGCTGTTCATTGGCCGCCCCGGCACCGGCAAGAGTCATCTGGCCTGCGCTATCGCCCGCAACGTGACGCGCCGCGGTGACTCAGCGCTTTACACCACGGTGTCGAGCTTCACCCGTGCCGTGCGCGAGACCTACAACGGCGGCAAGAAGACCGAGACGCAGGTGCTGGACAGCTACGCATCGCCCTCGCTGCTGGTGCTCGACGAGATTGGCGCAACCTCGGGTTCGGACCACGAGCGCCAGATGCTGTTCGAGCTGGTGAACCAGCGTTACGAGGCCCGCCGGCCGACCCTGCTGGTGTCCAACCTGAACGCCGAGGAAGTCCGCGTGTTTCTGGGCGAGCGCATCATGGACCGCTTGCGCGACGGCGGCGGCAAGATGCTGCGCATGGACTGGGAGAGCTTTCGCAAATGAACCGCGATGACATCATCCGCATGGCGCAGGAGGCAGGCTTTGAGCTTGACTGTTGTTCGCTGGAGTGGCACGACAGGATTCAGCGCTTCGCCGCGCTGGTCGCTGCCCATGAGCGCGAGGCGTGTGCAATTATCGTTTCTCCCTGCTGCGAAGACTGTGAAAAAGAAATTCGCGCAAGAGGTCAGGCGTGAAACAGCCCCGTCCCGAATACCGTGAAGAGCTAGTGCGACGTGCGGCGGAGGCCGCCGTTGCCATGCTGAGCACGGTTGAAATATGGCAGCGCGTGCCTACTGTGCCCACGCTCGAACTGCTGATGAAGGCTTGGCTCGCCGGTCACAAAGACGCAACTGACAACAGGCCGGAGACGCAGCGGTGAAGAAGGCCTGCATCACTTGCCTTGAGGTCAAGGAAACCACCGAGTTCAACTGGAACGGCTACAACGGCCGGCGCACCAACTGCAAGGCGTGCCAAGCCAAGTACCGGTCTGGCTTCGTGGCCAAGCCCAAACCAGAAAAGCGCAAGTGGCAACTGGCTATCGAGGCCGCGTACCCGGTGTTCCCAACGCACGGCACCCGGTGCTGGTGCTGTCGCATGCGGACCGGCAAGAAGGCCGAGGTGGCCCTGTGCTACGTCTGCATGGGCATTGCATGACTAAACTGATGCGAAACGCGCACGCTACCCACATCGATTACGGTGAGTTTGTTGGGCTAATTCCAGATAACCCAAATTTTTGCCCGAGTAACATTGATGGCATAGCAGAACGAAACGGCCATGTGCTGCTAATGGAATGGAAACGTAAAGGCGAAAAAGTTAGCGATGGGCAAAAGCGTCTTTTGCGGGGGATGGCTGACATGCCAAAGGTTCAGGTAGTCATCATTCGGGGCGACACAGACCATGGCTTGAACATAAATACTTTTTGGACAGTTCCTCCAAAAGGCTCATGTGTTCGCGCCGGCAACGGTGTTAACGATTTTTTTAATTTTTACCGTCGTTGGTATGATTACGCAAACAGGATGATTGACTGACATGACAGACACCAGCGAATACTACCGGCACCAATGCGAGGTGCGTTACGTTCTGGGCCTGCGAGCAAGCAGGGGACGTGGCGTCGCGCTAGACTACGTGGACTCCATCGAAAAAACGCGCAGCCTGTTAGCTCGACAACGACTCGAAGCTGACGTGCGTACTCAGTGGGACCGCGGTAACCGTGGCACCACGTGGATTGATGACGTGCAACTGGACTGAGGGCAACATGACTGCCATAGCTAAGCGCGGTGCCGGAAGGCCCAGCATCTACAGCAAAGACCTTGCCGGCGAGATTCTCAGCATGTACGCCGCAGGCCTTTCCGTCAGCGAGATATGTCGCGAGGAGGGAATGCCTGACCGTGTGACTCTGTGGCGCTGGAGGAATGAAAACGAGGAATTTGCAACGGCTTTCGCACGTGCGCGAGAAGCGAACGCGGAGAGCATCGAAGACGAAATGCTGAAAATCGAGTGCCAAGTTCTGCTCGGGCAGCTCGAGCCGCAGGCTGCTAGCGTCGTGCTATCAAGCCAGCGCTGGCGTGCTCGCGTCCTGCACCCTGCTCGCTTTGGCGACAAGGTGGCGCTGGACCACTCGGGCTCGGTTGGCCTGAACATCAACATCGACCTTGGCATCAAGTGACAAGCCGCAACGTCAGCTACGCCCCGCCCGGTCCGCAGTCGCGGGCCTTCATGTTGGACGATGCGTCGTTCTTCCGCGGCATCATGGGCCCGTTCGGCTCGGGCAAGAGCACGTGCTGCATCATGGACATCCTGCGCCGGGCTCAGACCCAACGGCCGGGGCCTGACGGCAAGCGCAGAAGCCGCTGGGCCATCACCCGCAACACCTTCCCTGAGCTGCGCACCACGACCATCAAGAGCTGGCACCAGTGGGTGCCGCAGACCATTGGCCGCTGGGTGGACACCGGCCCGCCCACGCACCATATCCGCGAGGGCGACATCGACCTCGAGGTGATGTTCCTCGCGCTGGACCGGCCAGATGACGTGTCTAAGCTGCTCAGCCTCGAGCTGACGGGCGCTTGGATGAACGAGGCACGGGAGCAGCCCAAGGCCGTGCTAGACGGCCTGACGGGCCGCGTAGGCCGTTACCCGAGCGCTGCGCTGGGTGGCTGCACATGGTCCGGCATCATTGCCGACACCAACCCGCCAGACGAGGACCACTGGTGGTACAAGAACGCCGAAGAGGTGAAGCCCGAGGGCTGGCGCTTCTACCGGCAGCCCGGTGGCCTAGACGAGCGAGCCGAGAACCTCGACTGGCTGAACCAGAACCCCGAGACGCTGGTCCTGCCCTACGGTGACCCGGTGCGCCGGCGTGCCGGCCGCGGCTACTACGAGCGGCAGGTTGCCGGCAAGGACCCTGACTGGGTCCGAGTGTACGTAAACGCCGAGTACGGGTTCGTGCGTGACGGCAAGCCCGTGTACCCAGAGTTCCGCGACAGCGTCCACGTGGCTGAGTTTGGCCTGATGCCGGGCATGCCAATGTACGTGGGCATAGACTTCGGGCTGACGCCGGCAGCCACGTTCGCCCAGCGCACGGCCATGGGCCAGTGGCGCGTTCACTCCGAGCTAGTGACCGAGGACATGGGCGCGGTCCGCTTTGGCGAGCTGCTCCGTCAGGCTATGCACGAGCGCTACCCCGGCATGCAGTTCGCGGCCATCACGGGCGACCCGGCCGGCGAGGGGCGAGCCCAGACCGACGAGACCACGCCATTTCAAATCCTGCAGGCCGCAGGCGTCGATGCCCGCCCTGCCCCTACCAATGACTTCACCAAGCGCCGCGAGTCCGTAGCGGCCTGCCTGAGCCGTTTGGTGGATGGTCAGCCGGGGCTCGTGGTGCACCCGCAGTGCCGCACTTTGCGTAAAGCCATGGCTGGGGGCTACAATTTCAAGCGCGTTCAAGTAACAGGCGAGGAACGATACCGAGACGTACCCGACAAGGGCCAGTATTCTCACGTTGCCGAGTCCCTGCAGTACATGCTGGTAGGGGCCGGTGAAGCGCGAACACTGGTACGCCGGGAACGCAGTACGTTCCGACAGGCCAGCGCTACCGCTGATTACTCCATCTTTGGGTGACCTATGTCTGCAATGTTCTCGAAGCCGCCGAAGCCGCCACCGCCGCCAGCCCCTGCGCCGGCACCAACCATCGACACTGCTCGCCAGATGCAGATGAGCCGAGACGTGCTGGCAGGCCGCAAGGGCCGCGCTGCCACCATCCTGACGGGCCAGCAAGGCGACCTCGTTCCGCCAACGACTGGCACCAAGACGCTGCTAGGAGGCTGACACATGGATAGCCGCGCCGACGAAATCATCCGCAGACAAGCCAAGATTGCCGGCGACAGAGCTATCTTCGATTCGCACTGGCGAGAGATTGCCGAGCGCATCCTGCCCCGCGGTAACCACTTCAAGGTTAACCGCAACCCCGGCGACAAGAACACCGAGAAGGTCTTCGATGCTACCGCAACGCTAGCACTCGAGCGCTTTGCTGCTGCGATGGAGTCCATGCTGACGCCACGCACGCAGCGCTGGCACAAGCTCAAGACGCAGGACGAGCGGCTGAACCAAGACCCCGCAGTGAAGCGTTACCTCGACGAGGTCACGCAGCTGGTGTTCAACTTGCGTTATGCGCCAAAGGCCAACTTCGCCAGCCAGACGCACGAGAGCTACATGTCGCTTGGCGCGTTCGGTACGGGCTGCATGTTCATTGACGAAATCATGGGCGTGGGTATCCGTTACCGTTCGGTCCACTTGTCCGAGCTGTTCATCGCAGAGAACCATCAGGGCGTGGTGGATACGGTCTACCGCAGGTTCATCATGACGGTGCGTCAAGCCGCGCAGCGCTTTGGCGAGAAAGGCCTGACTGAAAACCAGCGTCGTGTGCTGGAGAAAAACCCCGACCAGACCTACGAGTTCATCCACGCCGTGCTGCCTAACAGCGAGGTGAAGGAAGGCCGCAAAGACTACGCAGGCATGACGTTTGCGTCGTGCTACGTCAACATGGAAGGCCGCATGATTGTGGGCGAGGGCGGCTACCGTTCGTTCCCCTACGCAGTGGGCCGCTACGTGACGGCACCGAAGGAAGTGTACGGCCGCTCGCCGGCCATGACGGTCCTGCCCGACATCAAGATGCTCAACGAGATGAGCAAGACGGTCATCCGCGCAGCGCACAAGCTCGTGGACCCGCCGCTGCTTTTGCAGGATGACGGCGCACTGCAGGCGTTCGACCTGCGTCCCGGCGCACTGAACTACGGTGGCGTGGACGATAAGGGCAACCAAGTTGTCCATCCGCTCGCGACTGGTGCCCGCGTGGACATTGGCCTAGACATGATGGAGCAGCGCCGCAAGACCATCAACGACGCTTTCCTTGTCACGCTGTTCCAGATTCTCGTGGAAGCGCCAACGATGACGGCCACCGAGGCCATGCTGCGTGCTCAGGAGAAGGGTGCCTTGCTTGCGCCCACGATGGGACGCCAGCAGTCTGAGTTCCTTGGTCCGCTCATCGAGCGCGAGCTAGACATTCTGGGCAACGCCGGCGCACTGCCTCCCATGCCTGACGCCTTGCTCGAGGCCGGCGGCATGGTGGAGGTGGAGTACGTCAGTCCCCTGAACAAGGCGCAACGTGCAGACGAGGGCGTGGCCATCCTGCGGACGCTCGAGTCCATCACGCCGCTGGCGCAGATTGACCCCAGCGTCATGCTGGTGTTTGACCCCGAGGCTATTGCTCGCGAGCTTGCCGACATCAACGGCGTGCCGGCCAAGGTCATGCGTACCCCTGAGCAGATTGAAGCGCTCAAGGAGCAGCAGGCTGAGCAGCAGCAGGCAGCGGCCCTCTTGCAGGCAGCGCCCGTCGTGTCCAAGTCCGCGAAGGAGATGGCGCAGGCGCAGAGCATTGCCGGCGCTGCACCGTCGCAGCAGGCACCGGGCATCTTCGGTAACGCCGCGTGATTCGCGAGCTAACCAAGAACGCCTCGAACTTTCTGCGTCGCAAGAGCGCGTACCGTCGCGTGTTCTTGCATCAGGACGGCGGCATGTCGCGAGACCAAGAGCTAGTGCTTGCTGACCTGCGCCGCTTCTGCAAGGCCAACTCCAGCACCATCATGGTGAGCCCCGTGAGCCGCAGCGTGGACCCCATTGCAATGGCCATGGCCGAGGGCCGCCGCGAGGTCTGGCTTCGGCTTGCCGGCATGCTGCACATTGACGAGAAGACCATGTTCAACCTGCAGGACGTAAACGATGGCAACTGAGTACGAAGACATGGACGAGGGCGAAGACAGCCAAGAGAACTACAGCACCGCCGAAGCTGCTGCGTTCATTGGCACGCTGCTCATGGCCGCGCCGGCGGCCCACATGCTGCACCTGCAGACCAAGAGCTACGCCACCCACAAGGCGCTCGAGGAGCTGTACACCGGTCTGCCCGAGAAGGTTGACGCGCTAGCAGAGTGCTATCAGGGTTGCTACGGCATCATCGCCAAGTATCCGCGCATGGCGCTGCCGCCGCTCGACAAGCCCATTCACTTCGTTGCTGCCCTCATGGAGTACGTCGAAGAGAACCGCGAAGGCGTGGCTGACGAGTCGCAGATTCAGAACCTCATCGACGAGATTGCAGCGCTGCTCGATACCGTCGCATACAAGCTCATCCTCTCGTAAACCAAGGAGACTAGACCATGTCGAATGCAAGCGGGTCTGCCATGTTGGCAGGCAACCCGGCCAGCGCTGAAGCTGCTGCCGGTCCTACGGGCGGCGCACCAGCCGCATCGACTACGCAGCCGGCCGGTGCCAATGGCATGTGGTACGACAACATCGAGGACAGCGACCTCAAGGGCTACCTGCACAACAAGGGCTGGAAGGACCCGTCCGAGCTAGCCGTTGGCTACCGCAACCTCGAGAAGTTGGTTGGCCACGAGAAAGTCCCGCTGCCCAAGGGCAACGAGGACACCGAGGGCTGGGCACGGGTCTACGACGCACTGGGACGCCCCAAGGAGGCCGCGGACTACAAGCTCGCAGTACCGGAAGGGGGCAGCCCAGAGTTCGCCCAGCAGGCCGCCAGCAAGTTCCACGAGCTTGGCCTAAGTTCCCGGCAGGCCTCCGCGCTCACCGAGTGGTGGAACACGCAGGCCGGCGGAGCGCAGCAGGCGCAGATGCAGGCCCAGTCTCAGGCCACTGAGCAGCAGCTCAACAGCCTGAAGGGCGAGTGGGGTCAGGCGTGGGACGAAAACCTCGAGCTTGGCCGGCGTGCTGCTCGCCAGTTCGGGCTCGACGCAGAGGCGCTGACCAAGATGGAGAACGGCATGGGCACGGCAGAGATGCTGAAGTTCATGTCGCGTATTGGCCGCGGGCTCACCGAGCACACGTTCGAGAGTGGCAAGACCAGCAATGGCTTTGGCATGACGCCTGACGCTGCCAAGAACCGCATCAGCGCCTTGCAGCAGGACTCTGAGTGGACCACCAAGTACCTCAACGGCAACGCAGATGCGCGTGCCGAGATGAGCCGCTTGATGGCCGTGGCTTTCCCTGAGTGATGCGCATATGACAACACCAACAGAAAACCCCTTCCACAATCCAGAGGTCCGGCTAGACTGTCTGCGAATGGCCGCTCGGCCGGGGCTCTCGCCGCATGAAGTAATCGCGGTTGCCAGAGAGTACCTGAGCTGGGTTGCCGGTCCGCCGCAGCCGACAACCACGCAAGTGGCCGGCACACGAGGCGTACCAACTGGCCCCGGGCAACCGGACAAGCCTCCGACAAAAGGGCGCGGGTAACACCGCATAGTTTTTGATTCATCCCCTTCGGAGGGTAGAACATGTCTTTTAACGTCAATACCGCATTCGTCCAACAGTACTCGACGAATGTGGCAATGCTGCTCCAGCAGCAGGGCTCCAAGCTCCGCGAAGCCTGCGCTTCGTACAAGTTCCTCGGCAAGGCCGCTTCGGTGGTCGAGCAGTTCGGTGCCGTGTCGCCGGTTCGCAATCAGAGCCGTCACTCGGACACGCCGCTCATCTCCACGCCGCACGACAAGCGCTGGGCCTACCCCAACGACTACGACTGGGCGGACCTCGTGGACTCGCAGGACAAGCTGCGTATGCTCATCGACCCGACCTCGTCCTACGCAATGGCTGGTGCCATGGCGCTGGGCCGTGCCATCGACGATGAACTCATCAGCGCGTTCTTCAACGCCAACAACACTGGCGAAAACGGCACGTCTTCGACGGGCACGTTGTATGCCTTTGGCTCAAACAGCCAGTCCGTTGCTGGGACCATTGGCGCTTCTGCTGCCACTGGCCTCAACATCGCCAAGCTGCGTCGCGCCAAGCGCATCCTGATGGAAGGTTTGGTTGACGTGGACAACGACCAGTTGTTCTGTGTCATCTCGGCCCGCCAGCACGATGACCTGCTGAACGAAGCTCAGGCCATCAGCCTCGACTACAACAGCAAGCCTGTTCTCGTCGATGGCCGTATCCGTGCGTTCATGGGTTTCAACTTCATCCTGTCCGAGCGTATCCCGGGTGCCAGCGGTTTCAATACCGCCATCAATCCGGCTATCGCCACGGGCTCGAGCGACGGCACCTACACCACGGGCACGCGCTACATGGTCCCGGTGTTCGCGAAGTCCGGCATGGCGCTCGGCATGTGGAATGACATTCAGACCACCATTGACCGCCGTCCTGACAAGCGCAACAGCTATCAGGTTTACTGCACGGGCACCTTCGGCGCGACGCGCACCGAAGAGAAGCGCTGCGCTCTCATCAACTGCGTCTGAGGAGCCTGACCCATGGCTGCATATCTTTCGACTGAACAGGGCGGCACTGCTAACCAGACGGTTGTTCCGGTTGGCTACAAGCCTCGTGCCTCGGTGTATCAGGCTCGCCTGAAGCGCTTGCGTGCTACGTTCACCTTCGCCACGCAGACTGTCAGCGACACGCTCGTCGTTGGCACTCTGCCGGCTGGTGCGACGTTCGCGCTGGGTGCAACATACGTGTCGGTCTCGACCGGCTCGGCCACCATCGCGGTGGGTACTACCGGCGCAACCGGTAAGTACAAGGCTGCCGGCGCTGTGACCAGCGTTGACATCCCCAACCACTTTGGCGTGACTGCTGCCGTTGCCGCCGCTGACCCGGCGCTGACTGCAGAAGAGATTGTCTTTGTCACCATCGCTGGCGCGTCGCTTCCGGCGTCCGGCACGATGGTCATCGACATCTACTACTCGATGCCTCAGTGACCTGACGGGGCGGCGGTACTGGGGATTCCCGGTGCCGCTGCTCCTGTCTTGGGGGGGCGGTTATGTCTTGGTTCATCTTTGGGCGGAATTACAGTTTTGGTTTTGACGGAACTACAACTGTTGGGGGTGGGGTTAGCAGTGGGTATTTTGAGCCGCTGCCAATCAATCCTCAATCAGGAGAAGAAATTCCGACAGGCAATGAGCATTACCTTTTTTGGAATACAAACGGCCTTGCAGCCGAGCGTGTTACCAACACAGCAGATGCCCTTCGCCTTCTTGATGTAATGCGTGCAGTAGTTCTGCGTGAGACTTGGCCAAAAAATGGCGGTGGCATCACTGGCGTTTATTTGTGGAAGTCTGCTGGATTGTCTCAAAATGGCGCAGGGCTTAGTGGTGTTGAACGTGCTGGTATAGCAGTTGATGAAAATGGTCCGTACGTTGGCACTAGCGGTTACACTGGATACTACTTACCTAACGCAATGACACTGCTTACGGCTCAACCGAATAACCCCCCAAGCGCCGAAATAAAGAACGACATCATGTTGTTCTTGCTAAAATGCGAAGCAGCAATGCTGCGTTACTCCGCAACTTGGACAACGTGAGGAAAGAACATGGCTTACTTCTTCGGCCTGAACACGGGTCAGAACGAATACACCCCGCCAGCGCAGGGTGCCACGACCACGTCACGCGACGTTGAGATTGTCATCAACACCAACGCCAACGTGCCTTCCATTCAGGACCTCGTCAACACCATCCGGCACTTGGAAAATTACATCTTGCGCCAAGGCAAGGCGTGGTAACGTCATGCCTACAATGCGTGTTGATTCCAATGCATATGCCCTGCTGACCAACGCGGCAGCGGCTGGTGCCGGAACTGCGGTGCAGATTCCCGGCGGCGAATACATTTTCATGGGTACCGGAACCATTGGCGCGTCAACGCTTCAGCTTGAAGTTGAAACGCCGACTGGCGCGTTTGTCACCGTGCAGGTGTTTACCGGCTCGCTGGTTCGCTTCACTGCGCTGCCGGCAAGTCAGACGGCTATTGCTCTGCCGGCTGGGCGCGTTCGCGCCAACCTTGTGGGCGGCACTCCGTCTGCAGTAAACGCCCACCTCGTCGGCCTCGGCTAAGGAGCAACCATGTCTACACTATCTGCAAACAGTAACGTGACGTTGCTTTGGTCTTCGTGGGATACCTTGAACGTGGTATCCAATTTTGGTCAAAACTGGCGTTATGTTTGGGTTCCTGAAGGCGCGGAATACACAAGCATTAAAGCACTGAGCCGTTCTTTTGGACCCGGCGCGGAAAACGTAACCATTGGTCGGTTTGGTGGGCCGGGTGCCATTACGCTTTACAATGACAGCACGTCAACCCTAACGTATTTTGAAGCCAAGGCTTCGCTTGCCGTTTCTACGCTTACGGTCAATCAAACATTGACGGCAAACAATTCCGTCACAATGAACCCAAGCAATGCCAACGTCAGCATTGCGCCAACCGGCACAGGCACCGTTAGCATCAACCCGGCAAGTGCTGGTTCAATTGATAATTGCGCTCTTGGTGCAACAACGCCTCGAGCTGTCCGAACTATTCAATTGCAGATGTTGTTTACCGATTCGTCCGGAACGCCGGGCGCAGTTACCAACAACTCTCCACGAGGCCGCGTGGCAATAGCCGCAGCGGCAAGCAGCGTAACAGTAACTAACGGGCTGGCTGCCGCTACCAGCACCGTCATTGCTAAAATTAGCCAAAACTTGGCTGACACTACGCTGACGAGTATTGTTCGTATTTATCCTTTTGCCGGCGGGTTTACCATATTCGGAAACGCTGCGGCCACCGCTAATACCGTCATAGACTACGTGCTCATCAACTAATTGATTTAGCGCGGCGGCCTGCGCCGGCCTCGCCGCCTCTGCGAGGTATCTCATGGCAATCGCCATCGACAAGCAGGCTCATGCGTGGTGGGGGTGGGCTATCGCCGCCACCGTGTTTCCGCTCATGGGCTGGATGTCCATCTTCATTGCTGGCGCTGTAGGCGCTGCCAAAGAACTGTGGGACAAGAACGGTCACGGCACGCCTGACTGGATGGACTTCATCGCTACCTTGCTGGGCGGCGCGCTAGGCACGGCGGTCTGTGCCGCATTGGAGATTGCTCGTGGCTAGCGTTATTCAGGTTGCCAATCGTGCGCTGACCAAGCTCGGCTCGGCCCGCATTACAAGCCTCGGTGACGATGTCAAAGCAGCACGCAGCATCACCTCGTGCTTCGATGACTTGCGCGACGAGGAACTGCGGGCCCATCGCTGGAGCTTCTCGCTGAAGCGCACCTCGCTGGCTGCGCTCACTGACGTGCCGGCGTTTGGCTGGGACCTGCAGTACCAAGTGCCTGATGACTTCCTTAAGCTGGACATGGTCAATGACCAGTTCCCGGGCGCAATTCTCGAGAACTACATTGGCGTTGAAACCATCGACTATGTGCTCGAGGGCAACAAGATTCTGACCAACATTAATGCGCCGTTGAAGCTGCGTTACGTGGCCAGAATCGAAGACCCCAACCAGTGGGACGTGAGCTTCCGCGAGGTCCTTGCCTGCCGCATTGCGGCGGAGATATGCGAGGAGCTGACGCAGTCCAACCAGAAGCGCCAGCTTGCGTGGGAAGAGTACGGGCAGGCTCTCGTGCGAGCCGTGCGGGCCAACGCTATCGAGCGCCAGCCCGTCATGGTGTCCGACGAAGCGTGGGTTATCGGGAGAATCTGAGTGCCCAAAGCCAGTCCTATCCGCACGAACTTCAACGCAGGCGAGCTTTCGCCGCTGCTTGATGGCCGTGTGGATATCGCCAAGTACGAAGCCGGCTGCCGGGTCATGGAAAACTTCCTGCCCACCGTGCAGGGTCCGGCCGTGCGCCGCCCCGGCACGCGCTACGTGGCCGAGGTGAAGACCAGCGCCAACCGCACGTGGCTGGCCCGCTTCGAGTTTTCGACCACGCAGGCTTACGTGCTGGAGTTTGGCAACCAGTACATCCGGTTCTACACGAACCACGGCGTGCTGCTGAACGTCGGCGTGCCCTACGAGATTGCAACGCCGTACACCACTGCCGACCTGACGGACGCGACGGACGGCACGTTCCGTCTGTCCATGGCCCAGTCTGGCGACATCATCTACATTGCTCACCCGAGCTACCCGCTGCAGAAACTCTCGCGCCTTGGTGCCACCAACTGGACGCTGACTGAGGTGGTCCTGACTAACGGGCCCTTCAAGACGCAGAACGCAGTGCGCACCACGACGATGTATGCGTCTGCCACCACTGGTGCCGGCGTCACGCTCACGGCCAGCGCCGCGACGTTTACCGCGGCCATGGTGGGCAGCTATGTCTACCTCGAGCCGGCGGACCTTTCCAGCATCAAGCCATGGACCGCGGGGCAGGAGTACACCGCCAACCCGCTGAACACCAAGCGGCGCTCAGACGGCAAGACCTACAATTGCACCACCAACGGCACGCCGACCGCGGGCAAGGTCTGGCGCACTGGGCCAGACAAGCCTATCCACACTTACGGCACGCAGGCTGACGGCGACTACGGCGGCAAGACCGGCACGAACGTGGAGCGTGAGGGCCTCGACTGGAACTTCGTAGACACGGGTTACGGTTACGTAAAGATTACCGCGTTTACCTCGAGCACCGTGGTGACAGTCACCGTGCAGGGTGACAACCCGCTGCCGGCTGGCGTGGTTGGCGTGGGCAACGCCTCGTTTCGCTGGGCGCTGGCTTCGTTTAGCGGGCAAGAGGGTTACCCGTCGAAAGTCACGTTCTTCCGCGAGCGTTTGACGCTAGCCAAGGGGCAGGACATCTACTTCAGCGTGTCCGGTGACTTCGAGAACTTTGCCTCGAAAGACAGCAGCGGCCAGATTGTGGCGGACCGCGCTATTCAGGTGAACATCAGCTCGGACCAAGTGAACCAAGTGCAGTGGCTGGTCCCGACGCAAGCGCTGATGATTGGCACTTCCGGCGGCGAGTTTGCCTGCATGGAGAACTCTACCAGCGAGGCGTTCGCACCCGGCAACGTCAAGATGGAGCTGCAGACCGCAGAAGGCTCGCGCACGGTGACGCCGGTGCGAGTGGGTTACTCGGTGCTGATGACGCAGGCCTCTGGCCGCAAGGTCAAAGAGGTCAGCTACAACTTCCAGCAGAACGGCTACGTGACCGCGGACCTGACTGCTCTTGCTGAGCATGTTACACGCACGGGCATTCAGCAGACCGTGTGGCACCGGGAACCTTACGTTGCCATGTGGGCCGTGCGCACTGATGGCCAGTTGCTGGGCTTCACGTTCAACCGCGAGCAAGACGTGGTCGGCTGGCATCGGCATATTCTTGGCGGGGCCTTCAGCACTGGTGACGCCGTGGTGGAATCTGTGTCCGTCATTCCCTCGCCGGACCGTGACCACGACGAGCTTTGGCTCATCGTCAAGCGCACCATCAACGGCACCACCAAGCGTTACGTGGAATACCTCGAAACCGAATACGCCGAGGGCAACTTGCAGGCTGATGCGTTTTACGTGGACTGCGGTGCTACGTACTCCGGTGCGCCGGCTACGGTCATTAGCGGGCTTGGCTACCTCGAAGGCCAGACCGTGCAGATACTTGCTGACGGTGCAGCGCATCCTGACCGCGTGGTGACCTCTGGCGCTATCACGTTGCAGCTTTCTGCTAGCAAGGTGCAAGTGGGCCTTGGCTACGTGTCCACCTTGCAGACCAACCGCATCAACGCTGGCGCTGGTGATGGCACTGCGCAGGGCAAAACCAAGCGCATCAACAAGTGCGTCATACGGTTCTACAACACGCTTGGCGCGAAGGCCGGCCCCGACGAGAACAACCTCGACGAGCTAAACTTCCGCTCCGGCTCGGACCTGATGGACCAGCCACCGCCGCTGTTTACCGGCGACAAGCTGATGGAGTGGCCAAGCGGTTACGACTTTGACGGCTACATCATGGTTCGACAAGAGCAGCCGTTGCCCATGACAGTGGTGGCCATTATGCCGCAGCTGCATACTTTTGACCGATGAACATTGTCCCGTTTCAGCCGGAACATCTAAAGTACATTTCGCTGCAGCCGTCGCAGATAGTACTGCAGCCTGAGCTTGCCAAGGTGGACTACGGCCCGTCCCTGCTAGCTGCCGGGCCGTGCTACTCCGCGGTAGCTGGTGACGAGGTCATTGCCTCCGCTGGCTTCTACCCGCAGTGGGATGGCCGGGCAATTGTGTGGGCACTAGTGAGTGCAAATGCAGGCCGGCACTTCGTGAAGCTGCACCGGGCAGTATTGCGGTCATTTGAGATTCACCCGTTTCGCCGCGTGGAGACATGCGTGCTGGCCGGGTTTTCCGAGGGCTGCCGATGGGCCGAGATGCTGGGGTTCGAGCGCGAGGGCTTTATGCGTGCCTACGCGCCGGACGGTTCTGATTTCCACCTGTACGCAAGGGTGAAGTGACATGGCTTTCGTAATTCCTATGTTTGCCGCTATCGGCACGGCGCTTGGCGCAAGCAGCGCAGCTGCCGCCACCGTTGGCATGCTAGCCACCACTACCGCGGTATCCACCGTTGGCGCTCTTGCTGGTGCCAAGGCCCAGAGCAACCAGATGAAGTCGCAGGCCTATGCCGACGAGTTCAACGCAACTGTGCTCAAGCAGAACGCCGGGGTGGCCAGCGCCGAAGCAAACCAGCGCGAGGAACTGCAGCGCCGTCAGTTTGCTCAGTTGCAGGGTCAGGCCCTTGCTGGCGTGGCCCAGAGCGGCACCGGCTTTGGCGGGTCCAACCTTGACGTGCTGAACCAGAACGCCGTAAACGCCGAACTGGACGCCTTGAACATTCGCTACGAGGGGCAAATGCGTGCACGCGGTTTGCTTGCTCAGTCGCAACTTGAGACCATGCAAGCCAAGGCTCATCGCGCCGGTGCTCGTGACACGATGGCTGCCGGCTTCATCAATGCAGGCTCCAACTTGCTAAGCGGTGCCACCAAGGCCTACGGCGTTTCCAAGGGCATGAACCTGTCAGGGCTGGGTTAATTCATGGCTATCCGCATTGCTCAGTACGACCAGCGTACGACTCCCTCGACTGGCGGGGTGCAGGTATCTGCCCGCGGCGTGCAGGTTTCTGATGCCACCGCACGTGCCACGCAGGGCTTTGGTCAGGCTATCGGGCAAATGGCCGACGTGCTTGTCAAGAAAGAAGCCGACGATGCGGTAAGCGATGCCGGCAAGAAGGTCAGCGACGCCACCTTGCATTGGTCCGAGTACTACCAGAACGCCAGCCAAAACGCTGCGCCGGGTGCGCCAAACTTTACCGGCACGATGCTTACCGAATTTGATACCTACGCGGAAAAGACGCTAGAGGGTATCCCTCACCCAGTAGCTCGCAAGGTTGCCTCGCGCAACATGATGAGCCTGCGTGAGAACCTGCAGCTTAAGTCCATGGCGTTCGAGGCTCAGGCCGGCGTGACTAAGCGCACGGCGGACCTCGAAGGCAGCGTAACCAATTACAGTCAGATTCTGGCCGCGGACCCCACGCAATACGCTTTAGCCGAAAAGGCGGTGCTCGACCAGATTGCCAACGGCGGGTTTGGCCAGCAAAGCACCGAGATGGCCACTCGCGCCAAGCAGGCATTGAACGTGGCTATGGGCACCGGCCTCGTGCAACGCGACCCCACGGGCGCGAAGCGGGCGCTTGAGTTTACCTTTGGCATCGCTCAGCCCGTAGCCGCTAAGCCTGAAACGGCGGCCCCTGTAACCGTCGAAAGCGTGTGGCCCAAGGTGGAGCGTCAGGAGTCCGGCGGCAATCAGAACGCGGTCAGCTCTGCCGGCGCTGTTGGCGTGGCTCAAATCATGCCCGACACCGGACCAGCCGCCGCCGCACTGGCCGGCCTGCCGTGGGACGAGCAGAAGTTTAAGACCGACGCCGCCTACAACCGTGCGCTGGGGCAGGCCTACCTTGCCAAACAGTTAAAAGACTTTGGGTCCATGGACAAGGCGTTGGCCGCCTACAACGCCGGACCCAACCGCCTCCGCAAGGAGCTTGCCAAGGGAGAGGGCGATTGGCTGAGCAGGATGCCCGCAGAGACGCGCAATTACGTTACCAGCATCTTGGGTGCCCCCGCGGCTAGCGCGGCTCCTGCGGCCCCGCAGACGCCTCCTCCGAACCCGCAATACATCGAGTGGGCCAAGCGCCTGACGGTGCAGCAGGCGTCATCGTTCCTGACGGCAGCCGAGTCCGAGGTCAATCGCCAGCAGGCGGGTGCCCGGTCCAACATCGAGAACGTCATCACCGGCCACATTGCCGGCGCACAGAACGGCGTGGTCCCGGGTCAGCCCCTAACCGAGCAGCAGTTCACGATGGCCCTTGGGCCGGAGCAGGGCAGCCTGCGCTTTGCCCAGTACCAGCAGCAAATGCAGACGGGCGCTGATATCAATGCCATGAAAACCATGACGCCGGTGCAGGCCAAGGCGCTCATTGACCGGGCTGCTCCGCCGGCCAATAGCGATGACCCGCTTTACGCCGGCTATGTGCAGCGTCAGGCCCAGCTTGTGCAGGCCTATGACCGCGTGCGCACCATGCAGACCGCAGACCCCATTGCCTATGCCATGGAGGTTAGGATTGGCGGCAAGCCGCTGAACTTCCAAGATAGCAAGGCCATGAGCGAAGAGCTGGCCAGCCGCGTTGGTCTGGCAACCACGATGCGCGACTCGTATTTCGCTAACAGGGAAATGAAGCTGCTCACGAACAACGAGGCCGAGGCGC